GCAACATTAGGACACGCTACTAACTCTGTAGACCTATTAGGTTCAGACGGAACTGGTGTAGATGCAATTGACCTTATGGCAAGATTTGCTAAACTATTAGACGAACAAAATGTACCTGAAGAAGGTAGATGGTTCGTAGCTCCTCCTTCATTCTATGAAGAATTAGCTAAAGCTGACTCTAAGTTAATGTCTGTTGACTTTAACGCTGGACAAGGCTCTATCAGAAATGGCTTAGTATCAAGTGGTAAACTAAGAGGATTTGACATGTACAAATCTAACAATGTTGCTGCTACATCTAACGCTACTGGTAAATGTATGGCTGGTCACATTTCATCAACTGCTACTGCTAATACTATTCTTTCAACTGAAGTGTTGAGAGACCCATCATCATTTGGTGATATAGTAAGAGGCTTACATGTCTATGGTGCGAAAGTACTTAGAGATGATGCTTTATGTAGTGCATTCTATGTAATTGACTAATTGTCAAAACTCGGGGGGTCTTAATTGACCCTCCACTTTTTAAAAGGAGATAATATGTACGGAAAAAATAAAAGAGAAAAAATGACTTACGGTGGTGGTATGTCTAAAAAGAAAATGATGAATGGTGGAAGAGCTATGTATAATAAAGGTGGAAAAGCTGGAACACAGCCTGAATACAAATCTGGTGAAATGCCAAAATGTATGCCTAAATAATTATGAAAGGCGTAAAACACTATTTAAAAGACGGAACTGTTTGGAAAGGCTCTTCTCATAAAATGCCTAACGGTAAATTACACACTAATAAAACACATACAAAAACAAGTAAGCCCTTAGTTCACTTTAAAGATTTAAGTAAAAAGGCAAAAGAAAAAGCTAGGAAAAAATAATGGCTACTACATATCTTGACATAACTAACGAAGTATTAAGAGAACTCAACGAAGTTATTTTAACTTCTGCTAATTTTGATGCTGCAATAGGAATACAAGCATTTGTAAAAGACGCTATTAATAAAGCTACATTTGATATAGCTAATGAAGAACCACAATTACCTTTTTTTGCTGCAGGTACAAGCGGAGCTACTGACCCTTTTTATGGAAATGTTTCAGTTGCTACAGTTGCAGGAACAAGATGGTACACTTTAAAAGATGGTAGTTCTAGTATTACTACAGACTATGCATCAATAGATTGGGATGACTTTTATGTCACAACAATCAATGTAAGTGGAGAAACAACTCCTTATGTCTCTAAAGGATTAAAGTTTCTCACTCTTGCAGATTGGAAAAGATATTATAGAGACAATGAGAATGCAGATGATGCAGATACTCAAAATCATGGAGAACCACAGTTTGTTATAAAATCTCCAGACCACAGAAAGTTTGGATTAAGTCCAATACCAGATAAAGTTTATAACGTACATTTTTATGCTTTTGAAAAACCTACAAGGTTGTCTAATTATGACGATACTATTGTTATGCCAGACCAATATAGCAATGTTATAACTGCAAAAGCTAGATACTATGTACATCAATTTAAAAATAATTTACAACAATCTGCATTTGCTTTAGACGATTATAAAAAAGCTGTAAGACATATGAAAAGTAATTTAATAAATCCAGCTCCTAAGTATATGACAGATGATAGGACATACTTCTAAATGGCATCAGGACAACCTTTTTCAGTATCGTTAGCAGGTGGATTAGATAAATCTACAAACTCGTTAGCTTTATTACAGACACCCGGAGTAGCTACAAAGTTAAGAAACTTTGAAGTCTCTATAGAAGGTGGATACAGAAGAATTAATGGATATACTTTGTTTGGTGCTGGAAGTTCAGTAAGACCAAATAGTAGTAATCCAGTTAGAGGATTAGCTATTTATGCTGACGGAGTTGTTGCAGTTGTAGGTAACAATGTTTATTTTAGTGTAGATGGAACAAGCTGGTTACAATTAAATAAAGCTAGTGTAGATGCTTCAGGAGATAACTACGCTACTTTTAATGGACGTAGTGAATTAACTTTAACAACAGTAGAACAATGTGAGTTTACAATATATGAAGGACTTACAGATTATGGTGAATTAGTTATAACTGATAAAAGTGGTGCAAACAAACCATTTTTATTTTATATGACAGGAACAGGTGGATTAAGTACAAGAACTTTTTTTGCTAAACAAATAACTTTTGATAGTACTAAAACAGCTAAATTTTGTACAGTACACGATAATCATTTAGTCGTAGCCGGAAATCCTACAGAACCTCAAACTATTTATTACAGTCATACAGGAGACATAGATAATTTTAGTGGTGGTGGAGCAGGAAGCATTACTCTAGAAGATAAAATTGTAGGATTAAAAAGTTTTCGTAAAGAACTATTTATTTTTTGTAGAAACTCATTATTTAAACTAGAAAATATAAATAATAGTTCTACTATACAAGTTACACCTATTACAAAAAACGTAGGGTGTATAGATGGACAAACAATACAAGAGATAGCAGGTGACTTAATATTTTTAGCACCTGATGGATTTAGAACAGTAGCTGGTACAGCAAGAATTGGAGACGTTGAATTAGGAACTATTAGTCAAAACATTCAACCAATTATAAATGATATTGTTCAAGGTGGAGCAATATATGAATTTAGTAGTGTTGTTATTAGAAACAAATCTCAATATAGAATGTTTTATAGTAACACTTCAGATTCTACATCAACTTCAAAAGGCTTAATAGGTGTATTAAAACCAAATGGATTTGAATGGTCAGAAACTTTAGGAATACAAGCACCTGCAATAACATCAGGATTTGCTTACGATGGAGAAGAAAAGTTTTATCACGGAGATAGAAACGGTTATATTTATAATCATAACGTAGGTAATACTTTTAATTCAGAAGGTGTAGAAACAGCAATAAGTGCTGAGTATCAATCTCCTGATTATGATTACGGAGACTTAGGAACTTTAAAAACTTTAGACTATATAAAATTATCTATAAGACCTGAAGCATTAGCACAACCTACTTTAAGAATTAGATTTGATTACGATAGTAACGAAACACCACAACCACCAGATATTGAATTAACTGCAGTACCAGAACCTGCTCTTTTTGGAACTGCTAAATTTAACTTACAAGCTTTTGGAGCTTCTGAACAACCATTAGTTAGACAAGCTTTAACTGGAAGTGGACACAGTAATTTTTTTAGAATTTTTAGTTCAGACACACGTGCGCCATACACTATAAACGGAATTTACATAAATTATAGACCTCCAGGAAGGCAATAGGAGAAATATAAAATGGGACAGACATATACACGACAAAGTTCTTTTGCAGATGGGGACACTATTACTGCAGCACTTTTTAATAACGAGTATAATCAATTAGTAAATGCATTTAGCTATAGTGCTACAAATGCAGCTACAACTGGACACAGACATGATGGCAGTGCAGGAGAAGGCGGTAACATTCCACAAATAGGAGATTTAGATTTTCTCAATAAGATTGTTGTAGATAGTACCAATAATAGATGGGGATTTTATGTACAAGTATCTACTAATACAGTAGAACAAATTAGATTACAAGATGGTGCATTATTACCTGTTACAGATAGTGATGTTGATTTAGGGACAAGTTCATTATACTTTAAAGATGCTTATATAGATTCAATTACTACAACTGGTAATGTTGCAGTAGGTGGTAATCTAACAGTTACAGGTACAACTACTTTTAACGGTGGTACAATCACTATGGGTGATGCAGCTACTGATAATGTTGTATTTGGTGCTGATGTTGATTCACACATTATACCTGATGATGATGATACTTATGACTTAGGTAGTTCTTCACAAGAGTGGAGAAACCTTTACATAGATGGTACAGCTAATATTGATAGCCTTGTAGCTGATACAGCAGACATTAACGGTGGTACTATTGATGGTGCTATTATTGGTGGTTCAAGTGCTGCAGCTATTACAGGTACAACAATTACAGGTACAGCTATTACTGGTACAAGCTTTGTAATTGGTAGTGCTGATATCTCTGAAGCAGAATTAGAAATACTAGACGGTGCTACAGTAACTACAGATGAACTTAATATTCTTGATGGGGTTACAGCTACAACTGCAGAACTAAACATCTTAGATGGCGTTACAGCTAGTGCTACGGACATTAATCTTATAGATGGTATAACTAATGGAACAGTAATAGCAAGTAAAGCTATTATCACAGATGCTAATAAAGACATTACAGGTGGTAGAAACATAACTATTAGTGGTGAATTAGATGCAGGTTCATTAGATATATCAGGTGATGCTGACATTGATGGAACTTTAGAAGCTGATGCAATCACTATTG